GCATGGGGAAGCCGCCAGGTAGATGGCGGGCAGTTTTCGGATTGGCGTGGAAAACAGGCAGATTTCCTTGATGCTGTGCTCAACGGGACGGTCAGAGAATGTGTAGAACCACTTGATGGTCACTACGCATGTCAGGCTAATCGCGCCATCGGTTGTTCAAACCGAAATGCCGCGTGTCTCTGTCCCTCCTGTTGCGTGTGGGCCGAACGTTCAAAAATAGGACCATTTCGTCAGGTCGATACCAGCGATGGTATCGTCCCTGCGATATGGGATCCTTCGGCGCCTCACAAGCACGATCATTGTCTTCCGCCTTTTTCCCGGGCTGCGAAAGCCATCGTTGTCCAGTCCGCTGGCAAACCCCGTCCCTTGACTCAGTTCCAGTCAGGGACGTTTATCCTCAAGCCTCTTCATGATGCGATTTACAATCGCATCTCGAAGAAAAACTGGCTCTTGAGGGGGGATGTCAGTGCGGATAGGCTTCGCAAGGCGGGGTTCTCCGTTGAAAAAGGGAAGCTAGTGTCAGGGGACTACAAGTCCGCCACTGACAACCTTCCAATTGCCGTCGCTGAAGCAATCCTCGATGAGCTTCTAGCATCCTCAGTTAGTATCCCTCCGAATGTGCGTAAGCACGCTCGGGAGATCTTAAGGCCGACCTTGACGTGGTCGCCTAATGAGGAGGATCTAGAAACCTACGAGGTTACTATCGGTCAAATGATGGGATCATACTTGTCGTTTCCCCTGTTGTGTTTGCAGAATTACATGGGCTTTGCGTGGGCCCGGAAGACCGCTGGGTTGAAAACCCAGTGTCCACTGCTAATCAACGGGGACGACATACTGTTCCAGTCAGATGACTCTTTCGCGGCGCATTGGATGGGAGTCGTCGGCTCGTTGGGACTTGAAGTTGAGCGTACGAAGACCTCGGTGTCTGGAGACTTTGGAACGATCAATTCCACGCTGCTCGCGTGGAGTGGTCGCTCTTTAGTCGTAAAGCACTCGCTGAGGTTTGGCATGCTCCGTCCAACTGACTCCCCCGCTTCCTTGGGGACAGGTATGAGAAAGTTCCTCGGGGACCTAGAGGGCGATCTGCGTTTCCGTGCAGGTCGCCAGTACGTCTTATGGCACAAACCGTCGCTTTGCGGCTATACCATGGACGAACTAGGTTTTCGAGGGTCACTTTCTTACCGATTGTCTGTTCTCCTTCGGATTGCCCCTCGTTTCCAGGCAATCGCTCCTCCTCGCCAATTTCCCGATAAGCCCACTCTCCATAACGTTCAGCTTGATAAGTCATCGGTCACGATGGTCCCTATCAAGCGACTTACGAAGGAGTTCCTGGCTGTCAACTTTCGGGAAATGATCTCATGGAAGTGGTCTCTCGACTGGGACCCTGCCTCGTACCGTCAGGTCACTATGCGGTGGTTACTTAACCGCACTGTGTTCCGAGGGTTTGAAGAACGCGAGTTCAACAAACTCTTGGAAGAAGGTGTTCGGCAGGTGTGGCCTTGTCGCAGGGTCAACTACTTCGAAGGCCTTTACCTTGGCCGTCGGTTTGGAGATCGTTTCTCGCCCGCTAATGCGGCCAGACAAGAAAGGGCGGAGGAAAAGGAGAGAAGGGGGAGGTATTTCCGTCCGTGGTCGAAAGCGGAGAAGGAAGTCCCAGTGTTTGACAGCGTTCTGGCAACCCAGGATACTGGTCCACTTGAGGGCACTTTCCTTCCGCCGCCGTACGACCTCGAGCCAACCATGTTGAGTGTGGCCGAATGGAATGACGCGTTAGACTGTGCGATGTCCCGGCATGGAACCCGGGCACTCCCTTACGGGAGTGACGAAACAGTTTACGCAGCCATCGTCGGCCTTTGAGTGCGGAGCTAGCGTTGCCGCTAGCGGTATATCAGCTGGGCGTCGCTCCTCGAGACTGAGCGAGGGCGCCAAAGGGACAAGGGTCCAGCAGGGGCATTTTGCCAAGTGTAGGTCGTCGTTTCTGACGACGTTTACCGAATAGGCCTACACCCGGATTTTAAAGATATCCACCTGGCTGTGTCAGATTGTGGGGTGAGACCCCCCTTAACCCTACCGCACCGGAGCGAGTTCCTGGGCGGACAAGCGCATGCAAGAGGACTCCCTTCAGTGGGATCTCGATACATGTTGCCGTTTGCCCCCAATGGTTCTTGCCGGGATGGGCAGTTTCGCAGCTGATTAGAGAAAGCTCGACCAATACTCGGAAGACTAAGACTCTGGGTAAATGTGGGGAGCGAGAATTACAACCTCTCGCACTTGACCTGCCCCGAGGCGGTGTACGCCAACACTTGCCTGTACGGTCCCGCTTCAAGCGCCTCCTGTCTCTAGGGAGGATGGTTGGAGTGACGTCAGTGTACGTGGTTTCTTTCGAGAGTACCCTGCTGTCGTCGGATAGGGGGCTCCTGCCGTGGGTTCCGGAGTGGAATCACGGTCCAAGAGTATCCGAGTTTTCTTTTTTCTTTGCGTGACAACCTTTGCGACGTCGAGAAACTAGACGTCCCGCAATCGGATGTAGGCCCGCCATGAGTGGCAGCCGAACCGTGAATACCGAC